TCGTGAACGAACCACACAACAGTGATTTCGCTACCGCCGCGCTTACGCGTCAGCTTTGGATTCCCGCCAAGAACGTGGATGGTGACCAGGATTGGTTTCCTATCCCGCTCGAGTCGTGGATTCCGCGGACTCTCGAAGGCAACGCCATTGACGTTGTCGACGCTCCTATTCCGAAGGGTGCCCATGGGCTCCAGAGCATGATTCCGGCAACAATTGCCGAAGCTCGTCAGTTCTTCTCTAGTAACGATCTTCTCGTTACCATGCAAAGTTATGACCCTAAGAATATGGCTCGTGCTGTTCACGTTGTCCGTATTTTGAAAGGATCTGAGGATGATACCGGCGGTTTTGAATACGCTGGTGAAACTGAGGAGGGAAATTCTGGTGGTGTCATCGTTCTGCGTTCTGGGCATGTGCTTGGAATTCATCGCGGATCGTTCAAGAATGGCCCATGCCGTGGCCAGATTGTTATGAATGACAAGGGTTCTTTAAACTTCGAGTAAGACCGCTAACTGGAATACCAGCGGTAGAATTGCCGTTTGAGATCCGACCTGCGGTCTTCCGAGGTAATCCCACGTATGCTTCTTTACAAAAGTGGAAGTTTATACAAGTAGTTGGGCTTTTACCTAAAAGTTTTCCCTATAAATTCAGATATGACCTAGACAGAGACTATCTGCAGTTACTTCGAGCAGTGGACTATAGAGTCCCCGATAATTTTGCTCCATCTGAACGTAATCTGCACTTAGAAATCGATCGCTTGAAGGAAGTCGATTACCAACAAAAAGATTTTAGCGATGTCGACCATGATCATGTTTTCATGGCTGCCCAATGGACTGTGCAGCACTTGTGTGCTGCTATCCCTGTGGCTGACCGGCGCCCTTTGTCCTCTCTTGAAGAGGCTCGTGACATGTTTTTACTCACTGAGCCAAAATCTCGGGGAGGCTCACCTGGCTATCGAGCCAAGGCGTCTGGCCTGACAACTAAAGCCGAAGCCTACAATGACCCTGTGGAATTTGCTCGCTGTTTGGCTTATGATCAATCGCTTAGTACCAATGAGCCAATTGATGCTATTTGGGAATTTAATCTTAAAGACGAAATTTTGAAGCGCGCGAAAATAGATAATCGTGAAACGCGCCTCTATAAAGTTGCTCCTGACGAGCACCATCTTTCATGTTACAAATTGTTCGCTCCTTTTTCTAAGGCTATTGCTGAACAAGATCACGATCATTTTTTCACTGTTGGCATGCCATTTGAGTATGGCGGCTGGAACCAGATTATGAATAAACGACGTCTTCCCTATTCCTACAATCTTTGTAGTGATGCTAAGGGTTATGACATTTCGATTTGTAATTTTCTGTTTGCTTATGCATGCTATGTTATGCAGCAGCTTGTTCCGGGCCACGATCTGGAGATTTGGAATTTATTTTGTGCCGCCGTTCACACTTTGGTTGTGACTGGTGGCGGAGATCTTCTTTATACACACACTGGTAATCCAAGTGGG